GATAGCATAAAGCTTCTCAAGTGTCTGCTCGTTAGTTAGTTCTAACAAGTAATGCGTATAGGTATTAGCAAGCAAAAGCTCCCCTTCCTTTAGCGAAAGGTAGAGGAGCTGTGCTGCTGTATTTTTAAGTAAGTAAATCATGCTTTAAATATAGCACAAATTTACTTATAGTGATGCAGGTACTACAGTAACTGTAGCGAAGTCTTGGAATGGAGTATCTCCTGCATCCTGATCTAACAAGTATGCTTTATCTTTCTCTTCGCCAGTCAGTGTAATTGTATATCCTGACATATCTCCCTTTGCAGTTCCTGAAGCTGTAGTGAAGGCAGTAACCTCTACTCCATCTTTATAGCCACACATCCAAATGTTATCATTATTATCCTGTACGAATAATACGTTACGACCTTTAGAAATGTTTTGAAGTTGCAGTGAACGAGCAGCAGTCATGCCATGAAACATAGCCACAACTGTTTGTGTGTAATATACAGTGCCATTCTCGATGCTGATAGCAGCCTCTTCAGTGAATGATCCTGTGTGCTTAGGTAGCTCAAATTCGTAAACACTTCCTGTAGCAAGAGCAGTAACTAAATTAGTTGTGCCGTTAATGGTAGCAGTGTTTGCAAATGTAGCGTAATTCCCTAAGTATAAGGCTTTAATGCCTCCAATCGCCTCTTTACATGCGATCAATATGCCAGCGGTAGTTAGACAGCTCATAGTTATTTTTTTTTATTTAGTTAAATATTCTTTGCAAAGAATGGGCAGCTATTAGCTAACCCACTCTTTTAACAAAGGAGTATTATTTAGTTATCAAATCCGATAACGATGTCTCCAAGTACAGCGTACTGAACACCAGCGCGGAAGCGCATAGCCATTCTCACGTTGTCAGATGCATCAGTAAAGCTCATGTCTACTACTTTCACCTCGTTAAAATCGGAATTCAAATCAGTTCCAAACACTAAGTTAGCAGGAGTAGCTAAGATAACTACTGAGTCAGAGATACCTGGGCAAACATACACATCATACCCGTTGAAGGTAAGTGGGAATGTAGCAGTACCTTGGAACGTTTGCAAGTATCCTACAGTTGCCAAAGCTTGACGGTATAACTGTGCAGTCTTACGGTTAACGTAGATTTTTAAATCAGGTGAACCTACCAATGTAGCAGGCAATGCATCTGTACATAACTGCAATTTAGCAATTACGTTACTAGCATCCAAAGAAGTTGTAAAGTCAACATCAGGAGTACCACCTTTACCGGCATCGATTAAGTATTGTAAACCGTTGAATCCTGTGAATCCTGAAGATGGCCAGTTACCCTTCCAAATGTTACATTCAATCTCTTGAGCAACCTTAGCAGCTAAGTGAGAAATTAAGAAATCAGAGAAGTTAGCCGGAACTACATCGTTTATAAAGCCACGACCTGTTTGAGCCGCTTCCCAATCTTTTGTAAATTCAGCCTTACACAATTGGATATTAACCATAAGGTCAGTAACCGTTAATACTTTCTCCTCTAAAGTAAGAGCAGATGTAGAGTTGTCAAAGTCGCAAGTTGCAGCTTTAACTAATCCTGTTGAAGCTAATACTTTAAGTACAGCTTTGTATTTTACATTCTCCTTTACGGTGATGTAGTTGTTTGCAATAGTATCCCCTGAAAGGACAGCTGCAGCAATGTACGGTAGCGCTAATTCGCCAGCGTAGGTAGAGGTGATGGTCAAGTTATCAGCCATGTTTTTGTTTTTTTGTTTTTGTTTTTAGTTGTTTTTGTATCTTGCTACTATAGCACGAGTTCTATCTTCGATGTTACTCATTGCTGTAATGTTTAAAGGTGCTTGAGGTGCAGCTTGGCGCGACTGCTTTACAGTAGTTGCAGCCGGTGCTTTACTTAGCTCAGTGATTTGCTTTTCTGCAGCGCTAAGCTTAGCTTCGAATTCAGAGATTACATTTTTAAGTAAACCTTCTACCTGCTCTTTGCTGTAAGTCTCAGCTACTTCCTGCTCTACTTCAATCTCTACAGTAGGCTCTTCAGTAATAGCTTCTGCCATTGACTCAATTACGCCTGCTGCTACAACGATAGTCATACCGTTATCCATTGTGTATTCACCATCAGCTAATGGTGTAGGGTTGCCGTCTGCATCCATTACGAATACATCTACCCCTTCTGCAAATGCATCAGCACTTGAGTAGATCATAGTACCATCAGCTAAAGCGCCTTCTACAGCCATTGCTACAGGTGTAGCTTCCGGTGCAGCAGTCTCTTCTACTGATAGTTTTATCCCATGCTTACTAAGCATCGGAGTGAATTTGTTTAGAATGTCTTGAATCATGTTCATCGTGTTATATTTATTAGTGGAAAAAATTACAAATTCATTTCAAGCTGCTCAGCTAATTCAGCTAATAGCTTCTCTAAGTCTTTCTCAGTTACATCACTTTCACTCATTGGTGCAAACCATCCCTCTATTGAAAAGCCTTTAACCTCGCCATTCTTTACAGCTTGCCAGGTCTTATCATCATCTACCTTTACCCCTATCATCCATGTGCCCTCAGGAAGTTCAAAGCCGTAGTTCATGCTCTTATCGTGTGCTCCTGTAGTTACCCAAGATTCAACAACAGTTAAGTTGTTTACAGGCATCTCATGCTGAATAGTGTGATTGTGGTGCATGTTACGCTTAAGAAATTCTTGAGCCGTTTGCTCTATAGTCTCTTTAGAGTAAGTGATAAAATACTTTTCGTTATTACCATCATATCTAACTATAGGCTGATTCGGAATAAGTGCAGGGCCGTATAGCATGCGCTTCTCTCCATCCTCTACGCGAGCTAATAACAAGTTAGCTTTAGACAGTGCTACAAAGTCTACCATTATGGCAGGCTCAGATACTAAGCTCACAGCGTAAACCCCCATGTTATCCTCCTCTTCGCCAAGGCCGTATTCTATTAATTTCAATTTATCATTCATGTGATTGCTTTTTTATTAGTGGAAAAATTCTATAAATGTGATTGGTCTATTATCTTTTGGCGTGCCTCTAATGCATTTGCTACGTTACCAGCAAGTACGTAGGTCTCAGTGCTACCAGGTGCATTAACTTGCAAATTAGCTCCGCTAAAATCTACAGCCGGTGCATTAGCTCCTCCTCCTGTTGGCGCATTTAGATTACCATTACCTCCACCTGAGCCACCTCCACTAAATTGAGTTTGATTAATCTTAACTATGTTAGCTATGCCTGCTGCTGCTATTGCTGCTGCCTTGACAAAGTTCATACCTGTTAACTGATCTTGTGGCACTGCTAACTGCTGAACTATACCACTTGCCATTGCTATGGTAGCTTGCGCTTTTTGCATTAACTTGTTACGCTCAAAAGTCTTGCGCTGGCTTGCTTCATCTCCTTTAGCAGCTGCATCATTAAGACTCATTAAAGCATCTAATCCAAGTGAAGCCATTTCAAAGCCTGCTTGAATGTTAGCCATTCTTTTCTCTGCATCTTCTTTTCTATACTTTTCTTTTATCTCATTCTCTTTGCGTGCCTGTTCTTCTACCAATGCTGTAGCATCTAAGCCTGCAGCTAAAGCCTGTTCTTTTAAAGCAAAGTAGTAATCTTGCTGAGCCATAAGCTCCTGCTCTTGCTTGCTTAATCCTGCTTGAAAATTACCCTCATCAGCTGCATCTATAATAGCTTGTAGCTCTATTAACTCTAATTGCTTTGCAGCTAATCTTTCTTGAGCAGCTTCCTTTTCTTTAAGTAATTTCTCTGCTTCTTTATCAGCTTCTATCTGGTCGTACTTAGCAGTAAGCGCTGCGAATTCTGCCTCATGGGTAGCACGTAACTGAGCTAATTCATCTGCACTCTTCTTAGCTTTTATAAATGTTTTTTCCTCTGCCTCTTGACGCTGGAACATGGTAAACAGCTCTTTCTCCTGCTCATCCATTGAAGCTCTTTGCAGCTCAGCCATACGCTGCTCAATAGCTAAGATATCATCTGCTAACTTCTTAGCTGCTGCATCTGCTGCGCTTTTACGCTCTGCTGATTTGGCTTTTCGTGCAGCAATAGCAGCTAATTCTTTCTCCGTTTTAACCTCAGATTTAGCAGCCATTCCTGCGTTCCAAATCTCATCCTTTTGGCTTTGAAGGTCTTGAACATGATTAAGTAAACCCTCTCTTTGTAATCTTAACTTTTCAACTAAAGCTGCATTGCCAGCTTGCTGAGCTCTTTGCATTTGCAGAGCTAAATCTGTAGACTGAGCATTAATCTCCTTTTGTTGTAAAGCTATTTGTTCTGTTTGATTTTTATAGACGCTGAAAGCATCATTTTGGAGCAGCTGTTTATTATACTCATCATCCTTACCTGCGCGAATCTTATCTAGTAAAGCTTTAGTATCCTGATAGACTTTAATCTTTCTTATCTCAAGATCGTTAATGGCTGTTAATTGTGCCTGCTGTGCTTCTAAAAACTTTGCTTTATCCTTTTCAAGATAAGCTATTTTCATAGCGGCCTCTGCCTGATATTGTTTGTTTTTTAATATATCTAATTCAGTCTTTAGTATCTGCCCACCTCCTGCTCCTAAAGCTTTTTGTAATGCAAGCTCTCGCGTTAATGCTTGCTCCTGTGCTTTTAAAGCCTCTACTTGCTTGTTTAAATTCTCAAGCATCCTGCTTTTGCCAGTAACAAAGTCGCTAAGCTCTTCCCAGTAAGCTATCACAGCTATCAGCACCCCTACTAAAATGAAGATAGGATTTTTATAAAGCGTAACAGCTAAAGCTTTGGCCCCTGCTATACCTGCTTGAAACGCTGCCTTCATTCCTCCGGCTAACGCTTTAGTATCTATGCGCCCAAGATTACCGCTAAATATTTGAATCGATTGTGTAAGGCCTTCAAAGTCTAAGTTACTCAGCTGGTCTCCCATGATGCCGAAAGTATTACTCATACCTTCGATAGCAGGGCCCGTATTTCCCTTAACAGCTTCCGCTGCATCATTCATTCTATCTTTCAATTCACCCATCTGTATAGATAGCTGATTGAATTTCTCAGTGCCAGGATCCATCTGATCCTGCTGTTTCTTTAATTCAGCATATTGAGCCTTAAGTGTCTTAGTAGATTTCTCTAATTGTACTGTGGCTGTATCAGTTTTAGCCAGCTCTTGGTTAATATCGGATAGACCTGTAAATGTACCCTCATCATCAAATGAGAGCTTTAATATCATCTCTTGTGTAGCCATTATATTACGCTGTAAATTGTGTATGTAATTAAGCTAAGTAGCCCTATTAGTATAGTGTAATTAATAGCTCTTATTTGCCACACCTTGCGCCTTGCATGGTAGATGCCACTAGCATGCTTAAACTCTTTGCTCTTACCCTGCACTCCTGATCTAAGTAAAGTCATACTAAGTATGATGTCATTTTGTGGATTTGTCATATTATAGGTATACGTTGAAATTTAGATTGAGTGTATTGAATAGTGGCGCTAATCACTGCAGTATGGCCTGTATGCTTGCACTGTAAATAGGGTGCTATCTTATTGCTTACTATGGGGAAATGAGGTATAAAGGAATTGTTTGCAAAGCCGTTATGAAAGTTACTAATCTTAACGGGAGTAGAGCTGTGGTGTGTAGTGGCATCTCTCCAAAGCATCGTGCAAAATTCAGCAGTAGCTACCTTTCCGGTAAAGTCGGTTACATTGTAGTCATATTCCATTACTGAGATACTTATATTTACATGCCATACCGTCTCAGTAGGCATCTCTATCACACCGCCATCTATACCATCTATGTATAAATCTACGTTAGTTGGATTAGATACCATTTCACCTAAGCCCATGAGCTGAATAAAGCCATGCTGTGATCTACCTGGTATAGTTGTTCCAAAGTCTGAGGTACCATCCCACCAAGTACCACCGCCAAAGTGCACCCCTCTTACATCAGCCTCTGCCCATCTGCCTGCTACCATAGTGCCCTCTAAGTTTGGCCTGATAAAGTTGCGATAGCCTAAAGCTTGAGAGTAGTTATTGTTAGGTGCGATGCCATGACCTAAGCCACTAACAAAGATGC